TGTAGTTCCAAAACCAACAATAGATGATCTAATTTTAACACTACTCGCTTCAGTATTTTCAAATTTTAGAGAAAAAACACCAGAATCAATATTAGAAGTAAAGGTTCCAATAAAGTTATTGGATAGCGAAACAAAGTTATTATCAAAATGGAACTCTGACTTATATGTGTTAGTTCCATCATGGTCGATAAACATATCAACAACAGTCTTATCATTTGTTGTAGTGTCTGTAAGTTCAACAATAGCAAATACAGATTCTACCTTTGATGTTAATCGTTCATAAACGGTAGAAGTAGATCCAACACCAACTGTTGCATTGAGACCGATTAAGTCAACAAAACCAATAGATTCTGTACCAACACCAGTTAGAGTGGTATTAAAATTGGTTTTGATGAATTTAATATCATAATCAGAATTAAATGGATCATCTGGAATAAATCTCAATACTGCAGTGCCATTAGTATTTGTGACTGTTTCCAATTCTCCAAGTTTATCTTGAGTATTGTAACTTGAAGTTTTTTCAGCAATAATTGTGTTATTATTTGGAGTATTCAATATTACAATTTCAGTAAACTGTCTATCTTTGTTGAATGGGTTTATAATCTGTACAAAGTATCTGCTATATCCATCATTAGCAAAGAAACTGTCGATGTTCTTATATGGAGTTGTATTTGCATCGTCTGCATTTGAAAACTGATCATTAAAGTTGTCGATAGTAAGAACTCTGTTAGTTCTACACTCAATGTAATCGGATAGTTTTTTATTTTGAAGTTTTACAAACTTTGATTTATTTGAAAGAACATCAATATCAATACCAAAATCAAAGAAATTGAGTTTATCAACTCTGTGATCAGAAACAAGATCAATAAGTGCAGTGCTTGTTGAAGACTCACTTGTTGCTATAGAAACCTTCCCTTCTGATGTGATTCCAGTATCTGCAAAGTTTTTAAGACCAGTAGAATGTAGAAGTCTATTAACAGGATCTACCCAGTCTTCATATTGGATAGGACTCTTAACAGAGTATGCGAGATTTTGATAATAGTTATTATCAGGTATTACTTGATAATCCTCACTTAGTTTTCCAATATCATTGGACCAACCATAATCAGTTTCTAATGAATAATCTACTTTAAATGTCGCTTTATTTTCTTCAATTGTCTTGATTGTAGCAATAGTTCCAGAATCTTGACCAACAATAATCTCATTCTGACTCAATGTATATGTACCATATACTTTTATAGAATCATTCAGATTATCCGTAATAATAAGATCAATCTCAGTATGTGTTCCTCCAGACTTGATTGATAATTTTTCACCAACCAGGAATGATCTTGGATTCTGTATTACATCAAACACTGGATAGTTATTTTTATTAACTAGGAATGCAAAAGAATTTAATGCAGTATTTGCAACACCAGCATTAGTAGCATATGGTGATATATCAAATTCCAATTCTGCTGGATTTGTATTTCTATATGCCACCACTTTAAAGAAATTGTAGGCATAATCTGAAGAGTTGAATCCAGTTCCAGTCGTTGATGCTAGTGATACTCCCTCAACAAATACAAAGTCCCCAGTTGCAAATGGTGCCGAAGCAGTTGTAAATCCAGAAATAGGTGTTGATAGTACACAAGTAACAATTCCCGCAGGAGATGAGAAGCAACTATTAATACCAACTCCATTACTGTTGTTTATTGTATAAACTTTAGAGTTAACTTCAGATAGTCCTCTTGGAGATTCAATAATATCTAAAGAGGTTATTGATGTCCCTTGAATATTTGCAATTACAAGACCAGAATCATATGCAGTTCCAGTTGTTGGGTTTACTATAACCACATCTGGTGCTGATGTATATCCAGAACCACCGGATGTGATAGAAATGTCGTCAATAGCATTTCTATTAACAACCGTAATATTTGGTGAAATATAAACCTCAGGATTTAAGGTTTTATCTGCGGAGAAGTCAAACCCAGGATCTTTGATCGTTGTTTGATTGATTCTTCCAATTGTAGTTGAAGTTGGAATAATATCAGCATTAGTTCCAATTGTGGATGCAATGCTAACAAAACTTGGAAGTTTCTTATAATTTGATCCACCAAATGCAATTCTCATAGAATCTACACCACCAAGTGCTCTTGGTGAATTTGTTGAATACTTGAGAACCTTCGTTAGTTCTTGGTTATATGATAGTGCCTCTGGTGTTCCAGATAGCGAGATGTCAAATGTTGTTGAACCTATTCCAGATATAATATGTGTTCCAGTGTATTTGCTATCAACAAATAATATTTCTGAATAATTTTTAACAGTAGTATCGGTTGTACTTATAAAACCACCTTTTTCTAGTTGGTAGTAGACCTTAGACGGCAAATCCTCATGATAATTTAGTGTAAATGTTGCTCCTGTTGTTACACCGACAGTTCCAACACCAGAAGTGCTGAAAGTAGTTGAAGAACCTATTGAGACGAGTTCGTTCTTAAATTCACCGTCATAGAACAATTTTAGACTATATCCACTCAGAGAAGGATCTGAAACGTTGAAAACTAAGTTGTTATTTCTTACAGTTTTGAGTTGTGGATTTATTCTAGAAAGTTCTTGACTGGATCCACCAGTAGAAGCAAAACTTACAACTGATGGTGGAGATGAAACTGAATCGTAGTATGTGTTAGTAAGATTGATTGTATTATCATCAATTCTGTAGACATAGTAAGATCCTGTCGATAGTCCAGATACAACAAGGTCTGATGCATCGTAGAACACCTTATCACCAGTAACCAGACCATGGTCGTTTAAGGTAATTTCATTGGTTGATGTATTAACGGAAGTTGAATTAAATCCAATAGGATTAATCAGCAATCTATCATAGGATGAATTGTACTTAACAAATACTGATGTTGAAGTTCCAATACCAACCGATTGCTCAGACTCTAAAGTTAGTTTAACAACGTCACCATTGGTTAATCCATGATCTGTAGATACAGAGATTCTTGCTTTCGTTTTTTGTGCTTTCGCAGTTACTTGAGTCTTATTTGTAGATAGTGAGTATCTGTAGTCACTACTATCACCATTTGATGTTATGTTTCTAAAATACAATCCATTTGTATTTGTTGTTAGACCAACCTGTGTACATAAACCAATATAATCTTCAGATTTTTTAATTACAAATAATGTCTCACTGTTTCCACTTTGTGGAATTGAGTATGTTGCACTAGTATCAGTATTTGAAACTGTGAAACCTTGACTTCCTGCAAATCTTTCAAAGGTTACCTGCTGACCAGTTTTAAATGGGTGTTTTGGTAAGTAAATGCTTTGGAATGGAACTGAGATTGAGTAGAATCTACTACCAATAAAATAACTTTTGGATGAAGATCCACCAATAGTTGTTCCTATACCAACCGATTGGATTGAGTTGAAGAAAACTTTATCATTAATATTGGATTCAAAATAAGGAACCCTGATTGGTAATGTAAATCTATCAGTTGATACGAACAGGTCAGTAAACGTAGTATGAGCGGATCCAGTAATTCCTCTTACAACTCTAATAACTTTATTATCTGGATATGTGCTTAGAACAGACATTCTCTCTGTTCCTATAGCAACGGTAGTGCCAGCAGCAACAGTAGATGGAATATTGAGAACAAAAATATCAGTTACAAATCCAACTGTAGAATTTGCTGCAACCTCAGATACGATCTTTGTTCTTTCTGAAGTAACACCAATAGTATGAAGTTTGTTTAGACCAGAAACAAATGTTGAAAGACCAGAGATAGAAATGTTATCTTTGTCTAAGAAAGTGTGTGATGGTGATACGTGAACAGAAACCTCATTCGAATTTTTCCAAACAAGAACTGTTGGATCATATGACTGAATTGTTGTGTTAACATCTACTATTTGTTTACCAGTTACTTCACTGACGTATGCTTGTAAACCACCACCATTGGTATCAGTGTTATCAAAAGATGCTATATCTCCAACTCTATAGTTAGTTCCAGACTCATTGATTAGTAGACCATCAATAGATCCTTTTGTGATAGAATCGATGACGGCAAACTGTCTTAGAGTCTCATATGGCTCTGAAATAAAGTCATTGTTTGCATATACATCAGCGACTTTGTATGGGAAAGTATTTCTAATCAAACTGGAATTATTAAAATCAAATTCTTGAGTTAGACTTTGAGTTTGTGGAATTGAACGATATGTGTCTCCCAAGAAGTATGGGAATTTTGAAGTCTTTCCATCACTGGTAATACTTGCATGGTACGCATATACGCCATTTGGAAATTCTGGTGTTTTTTCATATCTTCCATTGTGTTCATCTAGATCACTAGATGATTTAAACTTATAGTCTTCAGTAAAGAAACCTGCAGGGAAATTGGGGGGTCTATCAACAATATCATTAGTTGATGTTACATATCCACTACTTAGAATTTTAATTCCTGAGTTAATATCAGATGGATCTGTATATCCATATGCACCATAAATTGGATTTCCATCATATGCCCATCCAATAATTGGAGAGTGACTTATACCAGCATCACCATAAATGTTATCACCAATACTTGTTGTATACCCAACAAAACCATATCCCAACTTACCACCATTGTCCAAAAGAATTTCATCACCAAATCTATGGTGATTGTTCAATGAAAGTGGTCTAACAAACGCTTCAACAGATGCATTTTTACCTGCAGGGGTAGTTATAATTGTAGTGGTATTTTGATTGTATCCTACGCCAGGATTAATGATTACAATATTTGTAATTTTACCACCACTAATTACAGGTCTTAATCTAGCACCAATACCTTCACCCTCAACGGTTAAATCTGGTTGTGAATAGTATTCGGTTCCACCGTTTGTTATCTGAACAGAAACTATCGATCCATTAGAAATCAATGGCTTTAGTTCAGCATTTTTTCCATTCTTAATGAATATATCTGGTTTTTTGTGGAAGTTTAGTATGGTTGAACCATAACCAGTACCATTTTCGTAAAGGTAAAGATTTACAATTTTACCCCTAACAAGTGGTGTTGCGGTAATGACTCCTGTTACTCCATCATACTCAGCATTAACTGTAACAGTGATATCTGGATATGAGAAATTCTGAAATCCAGTTCCTACTTCAGTAATATTTACCGATAACTTCTTATCATAATTTGTAGTGTCTGTCCCACCAACACCAGCATTTGCCAGTTTAAAGGCGTCATCAGATACTTTAATTACTTTATATGTAACAGAAGTTGTGAGACCAGTTACAGCGGTTCCATCAGTCGTATATACAACATCTTCTCCATCATTGAAACCATGGTTTTTAAAGTTAATCGTATTTTCTATAGTAGAAATATTTTCAGATTTAACTTTAAGTTTTCTATTCGTGTAACCAGAACCAGGATTGATAACTTTGATGGATCTAAGTGTTTTCTTACCTGAATAAAGTCTAAACTTATGAATACCCTGCGATGTAGTTGTAAATCCTATTGTGTTAATTCCAGTAGCGTAGTTCTCATAAGAGTTATAGATCTTAATAGACGTGCTATTAACTAATTGTGCATAATAAACAGAACCACTGTTTAAAGACAGATCTTGGTGTGCATTACTACCACCAAAAGTTCCTATACCAATAGCATTATTCCCATTTCTATTGTAGACAATAGCATCACCATCTCTCAACTTATGTTGTGAGGTAAATGTAATTGTATCATTAACAATATCAATTCCACCACCACCAGCAGTCAAACGAGCATCAAAAGAAATTTGGCGATATCTTGTTTCAACAACTGGTTCTAAAATAGCACCAGTTCCATTACCACCAGAAATAGTTGCTGATTGTACACTGACCAAATCAAAATCTTGTGGGTCAACTATAACACCATTTACAACACCTTCAATTATCGGTGTTACAAGAGCAGTTGTATATCCAATCCCAGGAGCAGAAATTTCAATCACTGGTGGAGAAATTGCATCATAATTATCACCACCATTGTATAAACGAACACTTTCTACAGGACCATAGTAAATCTTATCATTAGATTTGTAATTAATAATTTCAACTCCATTTACCAACATTCCAGTTGATCCGGGAATGGTTGGAGTTTTTTCACCATTTTGAATATTTCTTGTTAATGGGAATTTTTTAAGTAAACTTTGTGGATAGATATAACCACTCTTTTGTGTTGAAAGAGTAAATGTGTGTGATCCAGTAGCACTGCTTGATGTGAATTCAACAGGAGTATCACTTATAATTAAAGATCTTGAGGCGTATAATTTAATCTGATTATTTAAAGGTAATACTTTAACATAATAGTAACCTTCGGAAAGACCAACTAACTCAGTTCCAGACGCAGTGTAGTAAACCTCATCACCAGTGATGAATGGAACTGATTTGGAGAAAGATAGAATAGAATATTTTTCTGTTTGGGTATTAAATCCCTGAATAGCATTTCCACTTGCCGATGATATAGTCGCTTTGATAGTGTTCTCAGTAATTGTATATGATGGAAGAGAGTTTGAAGCAACATAAGAATACCCTTCACTATCAGTGTATAAATTCTGAACATCACTGGTTATTGTATTGTCACCATAAACAATAGGAGATCCACTACTGGTTGCAGTATTTAATTTTCTTCTGATGGTGTATATTTCCGTTGGATTATAAGTAAATCCAGACAGATTATCAAGGATTACTTGCTTATTTGTAGAATCAATGTCTGATACAACAGCACCACTATGAAGGACAGTTTCAAGATCTCCCTGAAGAATATCTACAGTATCTCCTACTTTTAGACTTGACTTATCAAGTTCGGATTTCAACTGGAAAGTTGATCCACTAATACTTTCTACTTGGAATCTTGAACTTGTATTGTAGATCCAACTATTAGCAAATATTTGTTTATCACTCTTATTTGTTTCTGGATTTAGTATTTTTTCTCCAACATTCTTAGTATAGATCTTTTGTCCCTCTGTTGAAGACTTAATATCTCCAGTGGATTCAAATTTTGACAGTACCCCTGTGATTCTAATTTCTACTTTCTTGTCGATATCCCCATTTTCGTATCCAAAAAATACTTCTGTACTTCTAAGATTAGTTTTAGATGGAATTTCTGTACCAATACCTGTGCATCCTAAAAACTGGTTTACAGTCTTGGATTTGTATTCTATAGTATTTCTTCCAGAAATAATACTACCAGTGGCGGCAAACCCCACTGTAGAGTCTACAGTAACAACTGAAGAACCTATAGATACCGTATCAATAACTTTTGTTTGTGGTTGTACTTCAAATGTACCTTCGATTAAATCTCTATCATCAAATCCAACAAACAGACCAATCTTATAAAAAGTACTGATACCAGATCTAGTAAAAATTTCTACCTCAGACACTGACGCCTTAGTCTGAGAATCAGTAGATTTTGTAATTGTTTGTCCAACTAGATTGTTTGGATTTCCAGAAATTCTTTCTGCAACGATGACTTCTCTTCTTCTGTAATTAGCAGAAGATGGTTTTATCAGATAATTTTCAAGATCAATTATAGTTGCTTCTTTACCATATAGAACTTTGAATAGAATCTTGAATGATTCTTCAGTTCCCTTTGATTCATAGAGACTTCTTGCCTCTTTTATAAAATTATTAACATCAAGATCGGATACAAAATCAACATTCTCAAGACCTGGAGTAAATGAATACTTCAGTTTATTATAAAACTCTTTGAGGAAAAGTGTACTAAGGTTTTGTACAGAACTTCCAGTGCTATGAGATGCTGCCGTTGAGGTGTTAAACTGCAGTTCTTCGGAGTTTAGGTCCGTTCTATAAGTGGTAATACCACTAAATCCTCTGATACAACCAGTAAAAGAGTTTGTAGTGATACCAGTATAGGTAATGATCTCATCATCAATCTTGAAGAGACCATATTCTGTTGGGAATCCCTTTGTTGTTGCTACCTGAACGGTATCAGAATCTGCTGAAATACCGGTAGAAAGACTAGTTTCTCCAACAATTACCTCAGGGGTTAAATTATCTAACTTCAAATACTGGTCAAGATTCTCAGATAGATCTGATGGACCAGATTGATATTCCTGAGATATGTAATATTGTTTTAGAAAATCTAATGCTTTTGGACTTTCTGAAAGTATGAATTCTGGTAGTTGACTATTGATTATTTGTTGAACCTTTACCCTCTTCTCAAAGCCCGTTTGTATCATTTTATCCTCTCTTAAGTTCTCCGTTTAAGTAACTAGAAGTAACCTTATAACCGACGCCAGAAATCTGTTCGCCAGATGTTATAGTATCTTTAACCATATTTATGGTGCTATCGGCAACAGAAAATGAAAGATATAAATCCTTCAATCCGATAACATCATTCGATTCTGGGAACGCCTGAATCTCAATAATATTGTTAGCAACTACTGTTGATGAAATGTTAAGTGTATTAAGGATTATTTCACCCTTTAAGTAATCTACTGTTCCAGCAGACTTCAAAACAACTTCATATTTACCAGTATCATTAATATCCTTTACGACAGAAATAACACCAGTACCGTCATTTCCAGGGACATCTGTAAAGTAGTATGTTTCGGTACTTCCTGCTAGAGTAAATCCTGTACTCTTGATATTGAAACCATCTTTGTTAGCGTGGAACTGATTTCCAAAACACAATTCATACTGTGCCGTTTGATTGATCAGTGCCTTAAGATTTCTGCGAATAATAACTCTTGTAATATTAGATGTAACAGCAGTGTCGGAATTATCAATTGTCTGACATAACTTACTATACTTAAATCTTCCACCAAACTTATTGATATTTGAACTTGAAAATGTATTCAGAATTGATGTGATCTTAGTTTTCAGTGAGTTAACATTGGTTACCTGAGAACTATTATAGTAAACTGCTGAATTGATTTCAACATAAAGTACCTTAAGGTCTACAATCCTCTGATTGATACCAGAGAGTGCATATCTTTTCAGTTTTGTAAGAATAGATTGCTTATCAAAGTCAGAAATAAAGTCACCATTCTTTGGTTTGATGCTAATAATCACATTTCCAAACTCTGGTGGGTCTAATTCTTCTCCACCAACAACAGAAACTGACTCTGTATTGGGATAAATCTGCTGAACAATCGCTTCATAGTCACGAGTTGTAACTGCCCTATGCTGAGAAGCGTAAATTCTTGGTGCAAAATACTTAATTGAGTCAATGCTCTCAATATCACCGCCGTTTGCTGCAGAATTTACAGTTGTAACGCTAACTGTATTAGTTGGAATAACTGGATTCGATAGAGAATCTAAAAATCTTCCTGAGAATGAGAATAAAGATGCTCCATTTCCGTCCCCACCATCAGTAATGATATAAGAAACTGTAATAATTGTTCCATTTTCTAATTTTTTACCAAAATATCCATCTCCAAACAGAATTTCATATTTTTCATCTTGAATTTCTTGGATCAGATAGATTTCTGAGGTCTTATCAATGTTTAAAATGTTGTCTGCACGAGAATATTCTTTTCCTTCACCACTATCAGAAAGTCCTTTTACCCTTACAACAATTGTTGAACTATCAATGAAAGGATTATCAAGAGTAAAACGCTGATCGAGTGATCCATCAACAACAAATTGCTTCTTCAGGTAGGTTCCTTGATAGACTGTGATGTTACTGAAAGAAGCAGTACCAGAATTAATCGTCGTAGTAATATTTTCTGGTATTGAGAAGATATAATTGCTGTTTTCTGCTGCCCCTACGCACACTAGACCCGCCTGTAAGGTCAGTGTATCTGATGTTGAAGTAGTTTGTACGTTTAAAGATATAGTTGCCTTAGCGGCGCTCCTGGAGCGAGGTACATAACCGATGTTTCTTGCGAGAGAAACTACATTTTCTCTCAAAGTTGCCGAATCCAAGAAGGATTCGTTGACTACCATGTTCGCGTTAAACGCATTAATATAGGTATTATATGCTAGCGTGTCGATTAAGACAGAAAAATTAGACCCCTCAAAGTCAAAATCCGTAAAATTTGAATTCGCACGGAGATAATCTTTGATTGAGGTCCTTATTTGGTCAAAATCGAGATTCGTAAACTTTGTAAAAGGCATCTTTTTATCTGGTAGCCTCTAATAAGAATGTAAATTGTTGCGCTGGAATGTCTTGACCAATAATATTGAATAAAACTGTAACTTCAAAGGTATTAGTATCTGGTTGAGGATCAACTTCCACCTTAACATTATTAACTCTTGGTTCAAAATTACTAATCGTAGTCAAAATTTGACTTCGAACGGCGTCAGCAGTACCAAAATCAACGAAATCAAATAGACTTGAACGCACACTAGACCCTAAAAGTGGTTGAAAGAAGCGTTCAGTTGGTATTGTTTGTACCAAATTACGAATTGAGCGGGTAATTGCCGCCGCATTTTTGATAACAGGTAGGTCTTTTGTCACAGGGTGTGGATCAAAAGACAAACTAATGTCCTTAAATGCTCTTGATATCCTTGTGACTGCCATTGGTCAAGAAGTTTTCTTGCTTTATTTATATTTACACCCAAGGATTGCCGTATGTTGGCTCAGTACCGTAGTCCCAATCATCGTAATCTTCGTCATTACGAATCTTCTCATGAAGTTCCGTCTGCTTTTTGAGGTCATGTCGAGGTGCTGTATCGTGCATTACCTCAGTCAATACTCTTTTTTGAGGTAAATTTTCCATCGAACCATAATCTGAGGCGAGTTTAGTGGTTCCCCACATCTCTCTCATGTACTCTTTGTTCCTATCGACAGGTGATTGTCCCATTTTAGCTCCTGATTTGCATGAAATCAGAACTTTTAGAGGGGTTGCTATCCCTTATTGCTATTTATTTTACCTCTTCAACATAAAATCCTCTCCTCACATCACTCAAATGACCATCTGCCGAGTAAAAGCGGATGTCTGACTCATGGTTGGGGGAGAATTTCATACCATTTTTCTTATTTAAATCTTTTTCATCCCATATTGGATAGACTTTTGACCCCATGGGAAGATTCCATATCTGATCATTTCCAGTTCTAAGATGAATCTCAAATGGTTTTCCATTTTTTG